GAGCCGCTGACAATTACTGTCACAGTCAAAGGTATTGATGAATAACGTCACGTGTTATAATAGAACAAATAATCTAAGCGCTGCTCCCGCGATGTTGAAGCATCCGGGAGCGCGACCACTGCACAACGGAGGTGCAATGATGTCAACTATTATAAGTGGGATTTATGCCATTGTAAACACACGCAATAGACACAGGTATATCGGATCCGCTGTTGATATTTCTGGGAGATGGCGACAACATACCTATAAACTCAGAAAAGGCACACATCCAAGTAAACATCTACAAAACGCATGGAATAAATACGGGGCGGCAAGTTTTGATTTCGTGATTCTAGAGACTGTCAAAGATAAGAACAGTCTTATACCTATTGAGCAGGGGTATCTAGATCGTGACTTTCCAGAATACAACACAAACAGGAGAGCCGGGAGTATGTTTGGTTTTAGGTTTAGCGAGGAAGCCAAAAAACTAATGTCTCTCATTCATTCTGGATTTAAGCATACAGAAGAATCCAAAAAGAAGATGTCTGAAATATGGGCAGGCAGGCCGCGTGGAAAATACACAGAGGAGAGAGCTGCTAAAATTTCAGCGGCGCACAAGGGAAAGAAGATAAACGACAACCAGAAACGCGGATTAGCAATCGGGCAGTATAACCCCAAGAGTGCCGAAACCCGCAAGAAAATCAGCGACGCACAAAAAGGATACAAGCCGAAAAAGGAGACCATAGAGAAACTTAAGCAGGCTTGGATAAGGCGCAAGGCTGGGAAAAATGGAACATAAAGTAGAGATAGACCCCGCCGTGTTTAATGATGCCTATATTCCGTGCTTAAATGAAATGGCGCGAATACAAATTTACTATGGCGGCGCATCGTCTGGTAAGTCTGTGTTTTTAGCACAGCGCGACGTGAGAGACGTTATGAAAGGCGGTCGTAACTTCCTAGTTTGTAGGCAGGTAGCGCGTACGCTTCGCGGTTCTGTTGTGCAAGAGATAACAAAGATTATTAGGGACTGGGGCTTGTCTGATTTATTCTCTATAAATAAAACAGATGGGACGGTTACTTGTGTAAATGGATACCAGATAATATTTGCAGGTTTAGACGATGTTGAGAAACTAAAAAGTTTGACCCCTGCTAAAGGAGTATTCACTGATGTTCGTGTTGAAGAGGCAACGGAAATAGAACGTTCGTCAATCATAAAACAACTTTTGAAGCGTCAGCGCGGGGGAAGCGAGAAAACACCTAAGAGGCTGATGCTGTCATTTAATCCAATTCTACAATCACATTTTATCTATGCGGATTACTTCTCAATGATTGGATGGACTAACGACCAGAAAGAATATAAGTCGCCCGATTTATACATTCTAAAAACTACATACCGAGACAATAGGTTTCTTACCAGGGAAGATGTTAGGGGCTTGGAAAACGAGAAGGATAAGTATTACTTTGACGTATATTCAGAAGGCAACTGGGGCATTCTCGGCCATGTCATCTTCACCAATTGGCGCGTTGAGGACTTATCCGGGATGCAGGCACAATTCACCAACCACCGCAACGGGCTGGACTTTGGCTTCTCAGCCGACCCTGCGGCGCTATGGGTATCGCACTACGACGCGAAGCACAAACGCATTTATGTATTCGATGAATTGTATGAGCGCGGCCTGACAAATGACCTGCTGGCCGTGGAAGTAAAGAACAGGATCGGTGGCGACTACGTGGTTTGTGATAGCGCCGAACCGAAGTCAATCGCCGAATTACAGCAGTACGGCGTTTCGGCACTTGCGGCGGTCAAGGGCAAGGATAGCGTGCTATTCGGTATCCAGTGGTTACAGCAGCAGGAGATCATCATTGATGCGAAATGCGTCAACGCAAAGAATGAGATTTCTACTTTTCACTGGCAGGAAGATGCTAACGGCAACGCCATACGCAAGCCGGTCGAGAAGAACGACCATCTAATTGCCGCGGGCAGGTACGCACACGAGGGCGACATGATTGAAACATGGCTGGTTAGCTAAAGAGGACAAATGACGAATTCACCATTCATTTTTGCAAGTCCAAACCCCTATAAATCTGGCTTTGACTTTGCCCCCTGGGGAGGTATTGAAGGTTTCCTTGAGGCGTCCAAGACCGGGCAGACGGGTAACGTCACGTCGCTCAAGAAATTCGTACCTGATCTTGCACACGCGGTGGACATGACCGCCGTCGCGATCTCGTCCCTGCCATTCGACATACTCGACAAGAACGACGATGTTTTCGACACGTCGGCAAACTGGAAGAACAACCTGGGCGGGCTGCCGAACCCACAGAAACTTATCTACCTGATCGCCTCATCCCTGTGCGGCGGCGCGGCGTATCTCATTCCCTGGCGCACCACCAAAATGATCGTTAACTTGCAATACTGTGCGCCGGGCACAATCCAGCCGTATATCGACATAAACGGCCTGCAGTGGTTCGACCGTACGGCGCAACGGGGCAAGACGGAGAAGATATATCCGAATAAGATCATATACTTCTGGCTGCCAGATAGCGACGTGGAGATTGGTCCCGCCGAGAACCACCCGCTTGGCAATGCGACGCTGGACGCGCAGGTCATTTGGAACATGAAGAATACCATGCGGATGTATGGCGAGCGCGGCTTCGTTCCGATCACGCTGCTCGGTGCTAAGGGAATGGTAAACCAGGGGGAGCGGGAAAAGGCGGAGGGTTTCTTTGACCGCTTATTGCGCGGCGGCTTCAACGTTCTGGCAAAGATCGTCAACTCGGACGCGCTATCTCTTATCCGCGTCGGGGCCGGGATGGATGAACTCAAGCAATCGTATATCGAACTGCGGCGGGACGCAAAGGAATCTGTCTCGGATAGTTTCGGCATCCCGACCGCCCTGTTCATGTCCGACAACGCCTTCGCCAGCGAATTCGACGCGCTGCGTAAGCAATGGTACACCGCATCCCGCTTTGTCGGCATCAAGCAGACAATCGAGGAAACATTCACCGACCAGTTATTCAAGCCCTACGGCTACAGGATGCGCTTCAACTTGGAGGCGTTGGAGATATTCCAGGAAGATGAAGTAAAGCGTAACGAGTCGCTCGTTTCGTTTGTTACCGCCGTAACGACTGACCCGGAAGTGGCTGATTTGGGCATGAGCTTCATGGGCTACGATCTCGATAAGGTGCAGCAGGGAAAGATGGATAGGATCATTGCCCGGAAAGAGGAAGCGCGGCTTGCAGTGGTGGAGCAGATGAAGCCGCCGGTCGCGGAGCAGAGCAAGCCAGTTGAGACAGAGTTGGAAGATATGAAGGCTTTCAAAGCGGGTGAATACTCGGCAATGATCGCGTTACGTATCCCTGACTTAATCAAGGCAGAGATACAAAGTAAGTACACTTTCGCGGATGAGGAATTACTAAAGGATTTGCACATCACGCTTGTTTACCTGGGCGATAACAGAACGATAGACAAACTAGATGTTATTCGCGCCGTGTCAGATTTGGGAATGTTCCAAAGCCCGATCAAGGGCAGACTGCAAGGACTGGCGCGCTTTGTTAGCGACGGCGAGAACGACCCGGTTGTTATGACGTTCGATAGCCCGCAGGCGCCGAAGCTGTATAACATGCTTTGCGGCTTGCTGGATAACTATCATGTGCCATATCATAAAGATTACGGGTTTATCCCCCACATGACACTAGCTTATATTCCAAAGAATAGCGATCTGCCCGTTGAAACCATCGAGCCGATTGAGATCAATTTTTCGGAAGTCTATTATGTAGATGGTGAGGTGTGGTTCCCTGTCGATTTGGTCGGCTACGAAAACAAGAGCGCGACCGCATCCAACGCCGCGAACCTTACCGCCGATGAGATCAAGGACCTGGCGCTATGGTATGACCGTGCGCGACAATGGTACGCAAAAGGCAAGGGAACGGCGGTGGATTGGGAGTGCAAACATTTGCGCGAGACTATCGCCGCTCCGATCCGTCTGAAACTGGCGGACGCAAAGAGTGAGGCGGATATTGCAGCTGCGTTTGTGATCGGCGAGACGACATCCACGCCTGTGCCGATATATCAGTCTGTGCCCGATAACACCGAAGCGATCAAGGCGCTGGCGCTGACCATCGAGCGGGCAATTGTCGCCGCGAAGGTAGAGCCAACGGGCACACACGGGAGAGATGAAATGATTATCAACATTACAAATCCTGCTAACGTGGATATGACCAGCAAGGAAACGATTGCAGCGGTCAAGGCAATGACGGAAAATCTGGCGGCAATGAAGCAGGCGGTTGAGACTCCCCTGCCCCCGCCGAACGTGACATTTGCGCCTGTCATCCATCCGTCGGAGGTGGCGGTAAGCGTGACAAATGAAGTACAGACGCCCATCGTCAATGTGACCAACACGGTCCAGCCTGCGCCGGTCGAGAATAACATCACAGTCGAGCCGTCCGATGTTGTTATCCAGAAAGAGGAACGGAAGCCGCGCAAGGCGACCGTCAAGCGCGGAGCGGACGGTAAGATCACAGAGATAGAGAGTAAGTAATGCCTACTTCATTTCCAGTAACACTCGATGACTTCACCAACCCTACCCCGGCGGACAATCTCTCTACGCCTGCCGTCTTGCACTCGACCCAGCACGCCAACATCAACGACGCAGTTGAGGCGCTCGAAGCGAAGATAGGGGTAGACGGTTCGGCGGTTGCATCGTCGCTCGATTACCGGGTTGTGCAGTTGGAAGCCATTGACCACGCCGCCGTCACCATCGGCACGGCTAACGGGCTGTCTCTGGTGGGACAGGCATTATCTCTTGGCCTTGCTTCTGCTGGTGTGACAGGCACGCTATCCGGTACAGACTGGAGCACATTCAACGCGAAGCAGGCCGCGCTCACCTTCCCGTTGGGTGCAGACTTGGGCGGTACAGGCATTGCCAACGCGGCAGGCTCGACGCTCACGCTCGGAGCGGCGACCACCATCACAGGCGGGGGAACCGTGGCACTCGGTGGGTTCACCCTGACCATCCCGGCCACAGGCACGGCCGCGCTGCTGGCAACGGCGAATGTGTTTACGACTCAGCAGATGGTGGACGGCACAAGCGACCAGATACAGTTTCGGGTACAGGGGCATAGCACACAGACAAGCGCACTGCAAACGTGGGAGGCGAGCACGGGTGCTGTATGGGCTAGTATATCAGGCGCTGGTAAACTTATAATTGGAACGACTGATACGGCGGGGGTCGGGTTTTTTGAAATCAACAAAACCGTCACACAAAAACTTGTCTACCTAAAGCAAGTTAGTACGGCATTATCGGGCGACAACGAAAGGACATTGTGGGTTCAACAAACCGTAAATCCTGCGTCAGCGTCGTCCGCCAACTTCTACGGAATGTTTGTACAAGTTGGGACTAATACAATCCAAAATCTGACCGGTACTATAAGGGGTGCTTATTTCTCAGTGGCTAATTCATTTGCGTCCGCAATGAGTTCAGCGATAGGAGCGCAGTATGATATTTTCAACTCGGCAGCAGGAACACTCACAAGCGCTTCTGGTTTTGTTGCGACTATTTGGAATAATTCAACCGGAACCATCACCGACTCTAGCGCGGCTGTGGTTGATATTCGGCAGGCAAATACGGCAGGGACGATCACTGATGCTAGAGGTCTATTTGTAAAGACGCCAACTAAAGGTGCAGCCGGAACTATTGTAAATATGTATGGGGTGTACATCCAAAATCAGAATATAGCCAGCACTCTGAATTACGCCATTTACACCAATATAGGAGATATATCATTTCTAGGTTCTGGCACACGCGCAAGCGCAGCAGGCGCGGTCTGGAAAGGGATTGAACTACGCGCCGCAACTGCAACCATTTCAGGCTCGACCAATATCACAACCGCGACAGGCTTCAACTATCTCGACATCGCACGTCCTACCCTTTCGGCAGCCTCCGCCTTGACTGTGACCAACGCCGCAACCCTGTACATTGCCAATTCACCGCTTGGAGGCGGAGCAGGGCCAGCGACAATCTCAAATCCCTACGCTATTTGGGTGGATGATGGATTATCCCGCTTTGATGGCGGACTAGATTTATCGGTTGCGAACATCCAGACTGATACTACCACTGGAACGAAGATCGGCACGGCAACAACGCAGAAACTAGGCTTTTGGAACGTGGCGCCGATCATACAGCCAGCAGGAGCAACGCAGGCCGCGCCCGCCGCGTATTCTACCGGCATATTTGGATTGGATAGCGATGCCAACATGCACGCATTGTATGATTTAGTCGTTGCAATGCGGACGGCATTAGTCAACACAGGAATCATGAAAGGAGCAGCTTAATATGGCACTCACTCGACTACCCAACACACCCTCAGCAGGACTGACCGCGTACCGTTTCCAATACAGCGCGACCACCGCACTCATTGATAAGAAAGCAGACCAGGCAGCGCATTATCTTTTCGATGTTGGTATGGGCAATCACGGCACGCCAGAAGCGCCGCGTGTCTATGCCGACTTATCGGCGGCTGAGAAGCTGGCAATATTGGATAAGTATGTTCTCAGTACCATTCTGGACGCGTCCAAGTCGTACAAAGCCAACGTCGACGCAAACGCCGCCAGAGACGCCGCAATCACAGCGGAAGAAAGCGAGATAGTGACCCCATGAAAGGTAAAACCACCCCCGCCCCGGCAGTGACGCCGCGCAAGTACGCAGAGAAGGACTTTGTCGAACTCTATCAGGAGCTATGCAAAGAGACAGGCTTCCAGATCGTGTTCGCGCCGCAGTGGGCACAGAGTAAGGACACAGGCGATTACCGGCTGGTGATTGTGTCATCCGTCGCGCCGATGCCGAAAGAGGAATAGTGGCTATCACTAGCTACGACGAGTCGATCAATTACGACGCTGCGATCCCCTACAACGGAGCGGAGGAGGCAGCAGCGGAGGCCGCTGGCTACCTTCTTATGCACGCGCCGGTACGCCGTCCGCCGGAGATAGACGATGAGGACGAATTGCTCGCCTGGTATTTCCTTGAGGTGATGGATGACTGACGCATTGACCAAGATCGTGCTCGACACAGTGCAGACCGTACCGGAAGTCCTGCCGTACCTGTCCGCTGATGCGCGGCGGTTCGTGAAGTTACACGCGCTCAAGGCGGCTGGCGATTACACCTCTATCCGCGCCGAGATGAGCGGCGAAATCCACGATGCGATATATGATTACCTGACCAGCTCAGGCTATATCACGATATACAAGGCGTTGATGGCTGCGGCTATCTCGAAGGCGTATGTCGCCGCGGCTGACGCAGGGTATCAGGACGCGGGAGCGGAACTACCGCTTGACGCAGAAACCGCAGCCTGGGCGCGGGCAGAACTGGATTCGCAGCTTGGTTTCGTGGATCAACTCTTTGAGAACTTGCGGGAATTACGGAAAGAGGGTGACGTGAACGCAACGGCGGAGGCGCTAGCGCGGGCGAACGGGTACGCAAGCGGATTGGATGGCTTCTACAATGAGGCAGTCTTACGCGGGTCCAAGAATAAGATGCTTACATTCACGCAGATAAGCGACACAAAAGAATCTTGTCCTGATTGCGTGAGGCTGCGCGGGCAGAGACATCGCGCGTCGTGGTGGGTTGAACATGATTTCGTACCCCCGAAAGGCGGCGGCTTGGCATGTGCGCCGGGCGGTAACTGCGGCGACGGTCTTGTAGACGATGACGGAAATGTAGTTACACTTTGAGACTTTTAAAATTAGAACATGCGGACTATAATCGAATCGAGTAGAAAGGATTGGCATGAGGATATTTGCAACAGACCAAAACGGCAACAAACAAGAAATAACCGATCTATATTGGTTTGAGGAAAACTACGTACATGATTTCAGCGGTCATGGGCGATTTACTATCGAGATCATCAACGAGACGCCAGCCGAAATCGAACTACCCGCCGAGCGGCTGGAGTTGCTAGAAAGTACAGACGAGTGATCGCCCTTGTTACCGGCGGCTCACGCGGGATCGGCGCGGCATGCGTCCGTGCATTGAAGGACGCAGGGCATACCGTCGCGGTGGCAGGAAGGACAAGGGCGGACTGTGATTTATTCATCCATGCTGACCTGACAGATTTTTTTGGACGTAACCCGGTTGTATCTGAAGTGATAGACAAACTTGGTAGTATTGACATCCTTGTCAACAACGCAGGCTCGCAGTATCATCAAAATCTTATCGAATACAGCGCGGGAAGATGGCGTGAACAAATCGAGTTGATGCTTACCGTCCCGTTCTTTCTGTCCCAGGAAGCAGCCCGGCACATGCTCGCGCACGGCGGCGGGCATATCGTCAATATCCTTTCTACGTCCGCCTTCCAGGGAGCACGCAACATAGCCGGCTACGTCGCCGCGAAACATGGTCTGCTCGGCCTCACACGGGCGATGGCAATCGAACTCGCGCCGCTGATTCGGGTCAATGCAGTGTGCCCCGGTTTAACGCAGACTAGCATGGTAGATGAATACATAACACCCGAACGGCGCAAGCTACTTGAAAGCATCACGCCCGCGGGCAGGTTCGGGAAGCCGGAGGAGATAGCCGGGGCGCTGATGTATCTAATTTCGAGTACATACGTTTACGGTCAGGTTATTACCGTTGACGGAGGGTGGCTTTCAAAAAATGGCTAAACTCATTCAGGCGAAAGACTTGCGCGGCGAGCGGCGGGAGCGGCTGATAGATGTCGTACCATTGCCCGCGCCGTGGACGCTTTTTATTGATCCGTGCAACGCGTGTAACTACAGATGCAAATTTTGCCCGACTGGACACCCCGACTTACTGCGTGAGTACGGGCGCAAGAACGTACTAATGAGTTACGAACTGTTCTGCAAGATCGTGGACGACCTGCGAGAATTTGACAGACCATGTAAGCAGGCGAATCTATATAAAGATGGCGAACCAACTCTACACCCCCGCTTTACCGATATGGTGCGCTACATGAAGGATGCAAATGTGTCAGAGCGTATATGGGTGAAAACAAATGGTCATGTTTTGCGGCCTGAACTAAATGCCAAACTGGTAACGTGCGGGCTGGATATGATCGGCGTGAGTGTAACAGGCATAAACGCGCAGATGTTTTACGACATTGCAGGCGTCAAAGTGGATTACGAAAAGTTTAGGGATGGTGTGCTTGACCTGTTCGAGCGGAGCCGGGATACGAGTACACGGGTGTCAACAAAGATAGCAGACGTGGGTTTGACGGACGGCGACAAGCAGAAATTCCTTGACGACTTCTCTGACCGCTGTGATTTCATCGCCATAGAAAACCTGCATGGCTGGAGTACGTCCGACAAATTCGATTGGAAGCTGGGAACTAATCAGAGTTTTGATGGCACGCCGCGCACACAGAAAATAGCCTGCCCGCTGGTGCTCTACATGCTCGCGATCAACTCCAACGGCGACATTTCAATATGCAACGATGACCAATACCATCTACACCAATTAGGGAACATCAAGAATGAAAGTCTGTACCAGATTTGGAACGGCGCACGATTGCGTGACTTCCGGCTGATGCACCTGGAAGCGCGCAAGAGCGAGAACGCGGCTTGTGGTACGTGCGACTATATACAGGCATTACCAGATAACATCGACAATGACCGCGAAGAATTCGCAGAAAGAATACAAAAGTGAGAAATATTAAAATAATTCCGCAGGTTGGTGAAAAAAGAATAAAAAGGTGGTTTGCGTGGTTCCCGGTTACAACCGAAAACTATCATGTCTCTGAAACCAGATGGCTTGAGTGGGTTACTGTTGAACAGAATTACGAGGGTATATCAAGAAATTACGGAATTGTCTATTATTGGGCAAATTCTTCTTTCGTGGAGGAAGAATGACCCGCCCCTGCCCCGTCTGTGAACACCCCTCCCGCACAGAAGTATTCCGTATGCCCTACCGCGTGCCCGATTCGTGGCCCTTGCCGTCCGAGATCATCTGGTATACCTGTTACGCCTGTTCGATGCTCTACGGCGACGGGGATTTCAATCAGGCGATGCTCAATGAGTATTACCTGAAATACTACGGTTATGGCATCAACAACCCATCCAATATCGAGCGGCTAAAAATGGACGCGGTCGTGATAAGCGGTCTGGCGAAGCACGAGAGAGAGGCCGTCATTGTGGACTTCGGCGGCAACGGAGACGATGGTCGGAGCATCATCGTAGATATGTTGCGGGACAGGGGATATATCAACGCCGTCTGCGTGGGCGCGGGCGCCCCCCTGCCCCAGCAATGTGACCTTATCTACGCCTCACACGTTGTTGAGCACGTCTACGATCTGCCCGAAACGATGGAGCGCATCAGCGGCGCGCTTGCGCCTGACGGCCTACTCATTATAGATGGGCCGGACGCGACGGGGCTTTTGCAACACTGGAAAATGCCGATTCTGGATTTCAACACGAAGCACATCAACCATTTCACGCTGCGAAACTATCTCGACTTGGGATACCGGCACGGCTTCGAATTGATAGACGTGCGGAAGTACGAGCTTGAGAACGCGCCCGCGTACCAGTTGCAATTCAGGCGGCTGGACGTGGCGCAGGAGTCAGCGAAGCACATCACAGACAATATATCCGCCCGCGTGGACAGGCTCAGGACGCTTGAGGGCTTGCCGCTCAACGTGTGGGGCATGGGTGATATTACGTGGCATCTGCTGGCACAGGTGGAATTGAACATCTTGGACTACATTGACAATGATCCCGCGTACCGTGGGCAGACGTACAACGGCAAGCCGGTACAGGAACGACCTACCAACGCCGCGCCGATATTAATAATGAGTCAAGGTCAAAGACAGAGACTTATCGAAAATATACGAAAGGCCGGGATTACCAATCCCCTGATCGAAACATGAATGTATCACAAGCAATTTGGGAAAGACTGAAAAGTGAAGTTTCCACCGTATTCTACCTCCCCGGCGGTGGCTCCGGTCCGCTGGTGGATGCGCTGGGCGCGTCGGGATTGCGCGCCGTATGCTGTCTCCATGAACAATCAGCCGGGTATGCCGCGGTCGGGTATGCACAATACAAGGGTTTTGGCGTGTGCCTTGTGACGAGCGGACCCGGCGTTACCAATGCCATGACCCCCTGCCTTGCGGCGTGGCTGGATAGCGTGCCTGTTCTATTTATATCCGGGCAGGTTATGGTCAAGTGGCTGGCTCTACCTGGGATGCGCTCACGCGGGACGCAGGAAGGGCCGACGATTGAAATGGTGAGACCGATAACGAAATACGTGGCGCAACCACAAAGCGCGGTAGAGGCGATGATTGAGTTAGACAACTGCATTACCGCAGCTAAGGAAGGCAGGCGCGGCGGTGCTTGGCTCGATATTCCAATGGATGTGCAGGCCGCCGATGTATAAGCCAGTGATAATTCTCGGTAACGGCATCCGCAATAACCCTGCGCTCATCGAACATCTATGCAGTCTGAACATCCCGATTTGCACAACTTGGATGGCGGCGGACTTACTCCCTGAAAACTCACCTGTGTTTATAGGCCGCCCCGGAATCTTCGGGCAACGCGCCGCGAATATTGCGACGCAAAAAGCGACCCATCTCTATTGCTTCGGCGCGCGGCTGGACGGCGAACAGGTCGCCTACGACTACGACCGCTTTGCGCCGAATGCTCAAATCTATGTGTATGACATTGATGAGGCGGAAGCGCAGAAGTTCCCGAAGCGTTACCATGTTTCGCAGACCCTTGACTGTAGAGACGATATTGATTTTCTTCCATCCCTTGCCCCGCCTCATCGCGATTGGCTCAACTGGTGCAAGGCGCTCTACGCCCGCTTCCGCCCGGAACTGGACGGCTGGGTGCATGAAACTATGGATGTTCACAAGTGGGCACAGTATGTTAATCCGTTTCGGCTGATGTCTTTACTTCATGAATTCAGCCATCCCGATGACGTATTCGCCCTCGGCTCATCGGGCAACGCGCCAACCGTGTTCTTTCAGGCATATAAAGTCAAGGCGGGGCAGCGAATCTCCAACGTCTGCACGATTGGCGCAATGGGCGCTGATATTCCGATGGCTCTCGGCTCTGCTCTCGCATCCGGGCGGCGCACCATCTGCGTGACGGGCGACGGCGGCTTTGCCATGAACGCGCAGGAACTTGAGACGATCCGGCGACTGAGATTGCCGATTATCTTCTTTGTGATGAACAACGGTGGCTATAACAGTATTCGAGTGGGACAGCTTGCGCGCTTCGGGCGCGTGACAGGAGCGAACCCACAAAGCGGGCTGACGCTCCCCAGCATCGAAGCGATTGCGGAGGCGTATCGCTTTGTGTACATGCCGCTGAGGGGCATGGATTTGTCAAACTTCTGCAAATGTCTGGACTTTGCTCCGATGATAGTTGAGGTATTCGTAGACCCCGACTGGCAGCAGCTCCCGCGCGTAATGGCATCGGGCAACCCTATCAGGACAGATGACATGCAGGACATGACGCCTAAGATTGATGATTTACAGGCTCTTATGGAGTGGGATGGGTAACGCCTCATCCAGAAAGGAAGAAAATGAACAGTGATAAACCAGGATGCTTTGGATTGGTGGAGGTGATTTCAAGAGCCGTTATGATTCTAATCGCCTCAATTATAATAATACAACTTATACAATCATGTTCGCCTGTCTAGCGCGTTGACGCTGGCGGCAAGAAAGGAAAACTATGTTAACAGGTATATCTATTTTGTTGGCCTTGGTAATTGGTTTAATAGGTATTGCTCTAATACCGCCCGATAAGAGAATGGGAGATTTAGAACCAGACCCGCCCCTATGCGATATTTGCGGAGCGATCAGCACAATACTGTTTCTTCTCTCTCTGGTATTCTATTATTACCACATATAAGGCGATTACTAATTGTTTCGTAAGTCCTTTGCTTTACGAGTTATCGCAGTAAAACAGGAAATAAAATAATTTTCAACCGTAGAGTGTCGTTGTACACCTGCTACTCAATGGAGGTGTGCAATGAAAGTCCCTATTTCGGGGCAAGTGACTGGAAAGGAAGAAGCGGATAACGTGATGCAGGTCGCAAACTCGCAGAGCTATGGCGGCTTCATCTGGACGAACCGCTTCGAGCGCGGCTTTGCCCGATTCATGAGCGCGCGTGAGGCGATCCTGTGCAATAGCGGGTCATCCGCAAATCTGCTGGCATTGGCTGCGCTGGAACTGCCAAAAGGAAGCGAAGTCATCACGACGGCGGTGAACTTCCCCACGACGGTCAATTGCATCATCCAGCTTGGGCTAGTGCCGGTGTTCGTGGATAGTGACCCAAAGACGCTGAATAATATTAATATGGCGAATGTTTGGGAAGCCATCAGCGATAAAACACGCGCTGTCATTATGGCGCATGCACTCGGAAACCCTGTTGATCTGTCTGGTATATGTGATTGGTATCCAACTATCGAAGATTGCTGCGACGCGGTAGGGAGCACAATCAACGGGCAAATGGTTGGTCGTCGCGGCATAATGTCTACCGTCTCATTCTACCCGGCGCATCATATCACTACCGGGGAGGGAGGCGCGGTGCTAACAGACAGCCCGCGGCTGAGGAAGGTCATCGAGAGTTATCGCGACTGGGGGCGGGATTGTTTCTGTGAACCAGGTAAAGATAATACATGTGGAAAACGCTTCAACTACGAAGTCGATCATAAATATATTTACAGTCGTATCGGATGGAACCTCAAAGCTAACGACTTAGCCGCCGCTGTAGGTGTAGCGCAATTAGATAGATTAGAAGGTTTTATACAGAAGCGCCGCGAGAATTGGGCTTACTTGAACGAAGGTTTGAAGGATTTGCCGATTGAGATAGTTCAAGCTACTCCTGGTAGCAATCCGTCATGGTTTGGTTTTGCGTTCTTGACAGAAAGACGTAACGAATTGGCGCGTTATCTTGACGAGCACGGTGTAGGCAGTAGACCTGTGATGGCTGGTAATTTATTACGGCAACCAGCTTACCGAAAATTGATAAATGGCGTAGATTATCGTGTGGTAGGTAATTTGGATGGAGCCGATTTAATATATGAGCGCGGTATTTGGATTGGCGTATTCCCAGGAATCACCCCGGACATGCGAGACTATCAAGTCGAAGTAATACGGAAGTATTTCAATGGATAAAGTTTTAGTCACAGGCGGGACCGGCTTCTGCGGTTCATGGATGCGGCAGACCGCCCCGCCCGATTTACGTATCAGTTACTTCGGCAAAAGCGACTACGAACTACGACACTGGGAATGGATGACCTGGGATTACATCGTACACCTTGCGAATATCTCGCCGTATGAAGTCCTGGAATTCAGCCAGCCATTCGGTGTCCGCGTGCTATACGCTTCGAGCGGGATCGTCTACCACGATGAGAACGATACCGAGTACAGGCAGAATAAACTCGATTGGGAAAAAGAGTGCCTGGACAGCGGCATCGATGTAGTCATTGCGCGCCTGTTCACCTTCTACGGCGAGCGCCTAGACGATGGCAAGGCATACACCCAATTTGTCCAGGCGGCGAAGGCAGGCGAGCCGCTCAAGATTTGGGGCGACGGGTCTTGTGTGCGGTCATATATGTATGGCGCAGAACTTGGCCGCTGGCTGTGGGCGATCCTGCTACGGGGCGAGCGCGGGCAGGCGTATGACGTGGGGGATGATACGCCGGTCACGATGCTGGAACTTGCGCGCAGGATCATCAGCCACTACCGGAGCAAATCTGAGATCATCATGGAGCCAGACCACCACATCCCGATGCCGTTCTATATGCCGCGTGACACGGCTAAAACGAAGAGGCTTTTGAAATAGAGCTATGTGGTCATATCGTTTTATGATTTATATCTGTGAGATTGGGTGGATAATTTATGACCGTGCTTTAGTTACCCACCGCTGGCGGGCGCTGGACAAGCACCGCCGCGACTGCAAAGAATGTTGGAAGAAAGGAAGTTGAGTAATGGGCAACGATAACGATATTGAGAACGATATTGAGTTTGTAGGGTTAGAGGATATTACCCACCGATACACAGAAATGTTTGATTATTACAAGCCTCCACTGCCTGACGATGTGTTTGCATATCTATTAAAGGTGAAAATAGGTGGGTATGGATATACCTGGGTATACAGATTCGCAGGTGATTTTGTAAGGTCAAAGGATTTTGCCAACATCGCGAAAGACGTGGCGATACGCAAGACCAAAAGGTACTTGACAGAACATAAAATCTAATTCTGTGTTATAATGCTTGCAGGCAGGAATGCCGAAGTTTAAGGCACTGAATACGTGTTGACACAGACAGTGCTTAACTAATACAACCCCAGGTTATAGCCGGTTATCTTTCGACTCGAAATGGGTCGGGAAAGATAACCGGCTTTTTGCGTTAATACGCAAAGGGACAAAATGCCGAACGTTTCGGAATACGACGATAAAGACAAATGGATGAGCGCGTGTATGTCCGCCATGACGGAAGAGGGGAAAGAACAGGACGAAGCCGCCGCCGCGTGCATGTCTATGTGGGGAGAAAAAAAGTCATTCTACGGGATGTCTGTGGAAGATGCGGTCAAGCATTTCCTGAAAATCGGCGCGCGGCACACGCGCAAAGAAACAGAGGCGTTCCAGACCGTGCATGACATCATGGTGGAAAACGGCGCTGAGTGTGAAAAGCCAGGGGGTGAAATGCCGATGATGGAGGGCAAATCGCTGGATGAGGAATATATCTACCCCGGCGATGCGGTCAAAGCCACGTCATTGGACGGCGGTGCGGTCAAACTAGGGGGTTATCTAATCAGTTTCAGGGATGCAGAGAATACAGACCTGGCGGGCGACTATTTCACGAAAAGGGCCAACTACGGCGATGCAAAACAGTCTGATGTATGGTTCAACCACCGCCTGCCGATCCAGATCAAAAAGCACAACATCGAAGTGAAATACACCGAGCCGCTATCCAATAAAGCGACGCTTACCATTGATGACGTTGGAGTGTTTGCCGAGGTGGTAATCGAAGCGCGTAATGAATACGAAAAGACAATCGCGGAACTGGGACTTGCGGGGAAATTAGCCTGGTCATCCGGCACAGCTTCGCACCTTGTAGACCGCAAAGCAATCAAGAGCGGCGTGTGGGAAATCACGCGCTGGCCTCTTGGTCTGGACGCGTCACTGACCCCTACCCCGGCAGAATTCCGCAAGACCAACCAGATACTACCAATTAAATCGTTACTAACTTCCCATACGGCGTTGCCCGTTGAGGAGTATAACCAAACTAAACCAACCAATCAACCTGTTACCAAACAAAGGGAGAACATCATGGAAGAAGAAATCAAATCCGCCGTTGATAAGGCGGTCGCAGACGCGCTTGCAATGCGCGAAGCGAAAACCCAGGCGGAATTGCAGAAGGCGGCAGAATTGAAAGCTGCTGAGGACGCCGGGTACAAAAAGGCCATTGAGGAATTGAAGGAGCACGGGCCGCAGAAGTTCTACCACCCCACCGAGCCGACCGACGATGACAACGATGGTATCGGAGCATTCAAGTCCTGGCTCAAGACCGGGCAGGAAAATCAAGGGCTGATCCGCCCCGACTCGTCCTTCGACAACATCAAGGCAGGCAAGGCGGCCTGGAACATCACGACCGGAGCAAGCGGTGGATTCCTGGTTCCTGATCCCCTGTACAACCAGATCATCGCCAAGCGCGACATTATGTCGTGGGCGCGGCAGGTTCCTTGCACGTTCCTGACGACCCCTTCCGATCACCTGTTGGTCCCGCGTGAAGACACCAAGCTAACCGATTTCGTCCTGACGGCTGAGGCTGGTACATACGATGAGAATGAGGGCACGGTATCGCAGAAAGACCTCATCTTGTACAAGTACACCAAGCTGACCAAGATGAATGAAGAGTTCTTGATGTACAACGGCACGAACTGGGAAGCATGGTTTACCAATGCCCTGGGTCGTGCGGTTGCCAACACCGAGAACACCATCTACACCACAGGCACAGGCACGGCGCAGCCTGAGGGTATCGTGACCGGCGCGACGGTTGCAAACACGACCGCCACGACCGATGTCATTCTGCCTTCAGAACTTTCGGCCCTGATCGGCTATCTCGGCGGCGGGTATAACGTGCCGTCCGAGTCCGCCATGCTCATGGCGAATAAGACCAAATGGTATCTCAAAGGCAGTGGCGGAACATCGGCTGTCCCGTTTGCATACGTGCAGACCCCGCAGGATGGCGATTTCTTCGGCTACAAGGCTGTCATTGATGACGACCTTGACCCGTATACCACAGCCTCAGCCAAGTGCGTCGTGTTCGGCAATTTCTCCTACTACGCAGTAGTGGAAAAGCCGGGCATGGTCGTACA